AGGACACAGTTCGATCCGGGCGGAGATAAAGTGGGATATACTTCTCACTTCGCAACGTGTCCGAATGCGGCACAGTTCAGAAAGGGGAAAACAGATGAGAAAGATAATAACAGCTGATGAAGCCATTAGCTTGCTTCCGGATAATGATAATATTCACACCTTTTATAATTTGCCAATAGGACTTATTGGAGCGGATTGGTCCAAAGAGGACATTATCGACAAACTAAAAAAAGTGGACACGATAGAGCTTACGGGCGAGGCTGCAAGAAGAATGAATCATGGTCTGGCTGCATATAACAAAAATGCCAAATGGCAGTCGGATATTTTGTTTGTCGAGACAGATAAAGAAAAGATTGATAGGTTTGATCCGCTGACAACGGAGGTGCAGAATGGGTGATTTCATAAACGGGTATCCTGTTGTGATCACCACGAGGCATTATCAGAACAGGAAACACAGGAAACGAAGGATCAATAAAAAGTGGGCAAAAAGGTATGGCTTCACAACATACGAATTGCAGACGTCGGATTGTATGTTGGTTGATGGTGTCCTATATATGACACAGAGGTGCTTTGACCAACTGCACGAAAATACACTGAGAAGCTGCGAGATAGTGGATGATGGAATTAGGAGAGCATAGGGAGGTATAGGATGACGATTGACGAGATTATCGAAGGATTGAAATTCACGGTTGATATGTTCACGTTCAATCCTTTGACTGGTGAAAACCTGACGAAGCTGGATCTTAATCCGGACAACCGGATATCCGTCGAAGCCTGCAACGGAGCGATCAAGGCGATTACAGAGCTCAAGGCCAAGCTGGAAAAGCCAATCCGGTTCAGAGTGATTGACACCATCACCGGCAAAGAACCGTCAGAGGATGTTATCTACCAGCTGGCAGAACAGGGACGACTGGTCTACTGCGACATCGACGGTTTCTATATTGGCGAAGATGGAGAAATCTGTCTGATTGATGATTGTGGAAATGCAACATGGTTGGATGGGGAGAGGTTCAAAGTGGAGGTATTGAGATGACGGTAGAAGCAGCACTGGAGAGCGTGAAGCAGGAATACTACAAGGCATGCGCCTGTGAATGGGTGAAGGATCCGCTTTGTATCGCTCTCTACACGACCTGGAAGAAGGCTGATGATGAAAGACGGAAGAAAGAGCTGATCGGAGAAAGGAGGCCGTCGAAATGAAAAAGACTTGCCTATATGTCCTCATGATCTCCGCCCTCCTGGCTCTGATTGCTCTCTGGGTGGCCACAATCCGCGGGATGATCAGTGAAGATGTATCCGCAGCTGAACAGGTGGCCGAAGCGAATGTGCTGCCAGAGCGCAGCGAAATGAACCAAAACGCTGCAAAAAAGCAGCAGGCTATAATCGCCACAGAGGCTCAGGTAACTACGGAAAAGGCAACGGAACCGGTTACAGAAGCCACGGAAGCTGCCACAGAAACCGATAAAAAGTCGGAATCGGTAGGAAAGATGGTGTTCAATTCCGAGAGAAAGACAGCTGAACGGACAGCTGTTACAACCGAAGAGATCTTCGGAGAAATCAACGAGAACGGTTACGGCTGGGTGCAGCTCCAATACTCGGCACCGTACAACATCTGCGAGAACCATCTGACACATGACAACGGCTCAATCAATGTCTATGGCCATCATGAGACCTGGTATTCTACCAAAGAGGCCGCAGGTCAGGCAACGGCAGTTGATATCCCAGGGAAGCATGTGGCCGATGATGGAACAATCCGGGACGAGGACGGATATATCTGTGTAGCCAGCTCCGATCACGATTTCTACACCATTGTGATGACGAGCGTGGGACCTGGGAAGGTCTATGACACCGGATGCAGCCATGGAACGATTGATGTCTATACCACATGGTAGGAGGTGACTATGGTTAGGATACGATACGGGAACTATTCAAAGCCCATACAGCATGTCGAAATCGAGTACGATTCAGACAACAGCAACGATGAAAAGATTGTTGATATGATCTTCGCTCTTGTGGATGAACAGCAGGACAGCTGCCAGAACTGTGAATATCTCCATACCGGAGCAACCTTCTGTGGGTACGCGCCGACGGAATGCGACCTGCATGGAGTAAAAGAGGATCCTGACAATCCGTATCACGATGTAAGTATATGCGAGGACTACAAGAGGAGGGACGGAAAGAACAGATCTTATCACAGAAAGGGGGAGGAGGATGAATACGAAAACAGAGAATTTGACTAAGCCTCCGTTAGGTGTTGCGCCGGCTAGTGTAAGATGCCCGGAAAGGATCAAAGATCTTGCCGATGCAATAAGTCGGCAAACGGACCCGCAGGTAGGAACAATGGATCCGACGCTCATCAAAGGGTGGGCGCTGGAAATAATTATGCAGTGCGACATTTGGTTGACAATCGGAAAACGTGTCAATGCGGCGGAGGTGGACAATGGTAAATATAAGTGAATGCAAACGCAAAAACACCTGTTATGACTGCGACAACCAGAAGTGCGCATTCCAGGGAAAGAAAGAAGCCGATTGCCCGAAATGGAAATGCGATAGACCTGACATTCTCAAATATGACTGTGAACACTGCGCTTTCATCGACGGGTATATTGAAGATATGAGGGAGGAATACCATGAAAACAATGGATGAAATACTATCATGCGGACGGATGGTGGTAATAGAGAAGAGGGATGACGGGTTCAGCGCATGGATAGACATGGGGAACTTCGAGGGATCGGTGATTGCTTCCAGCGGCGCCGGATGGGATCACGTTTCCATCAGACCGAAAAAGCACCGCTATACACCGTCATGGTCGGATATGTGCCGGGTGAAGGACATCTTCTTCAGGGATGATGAAGCTGTGATCCAGATCCACCCACCTAAGGACGAGTATGTGAACAACATGCCGAACTGCCTGCACCTCTGGAGAGCATACGATAAGGAGATGGTTCTTCCCCCGTCGTTTATGGTCGGATTGAAGAAGGGTCAGACGAGAGATGAGGTGTACAAGGAGGCGGAGAGGTATTACAAGGAACACGGGTATGAGTGGTAGGAGGAAGTATGGAAAATGACAATGTAAGCCATCCGGCGCATTACTGCACAGGGAAGTTTGAGTGCATCGAGGTTATGACAGAGGTCTTCGGCATCGAAGCTGTCCAGGCATTCTGCCGGCTGAATGCGTTCAAGTACCTGTACCGGACGGACCGAAAGAACGGAGTGGAGGATATCAGGAAAGCAAACTGGTACCTGAATAAATATTTGGAGCTGGAGGAACTGAAAAATGATCGAAATGAAGGTTGAAAAGGATATGGTCGAGGATGGAAAGCTGGCCGAACGGCTCCGGAGACTGATCTTGGAATACGAGATCAGGATCGGACATCTGGTTGATGATATGCCACACCATGAGAAATGGGGAGCAGGAGCATATAAACGGCATGAGCTGGCGCTCTGCGAGGAGTTCGTCGGGAAATTGAAGACGGTGGAAGGAGGCGCCAATGGCAAATCTCAAGGTTGAGAACAGTCTCGACGCATTCGGGAAGCCGATCGTAAGGCTTGCCAAGAAGAAAGGAGACATCAAGCTCTGGGAAGCCTTCGAAGCTATGGTAAAGGCCGACAATTTCGGACATTACATGATGCATATCTTCGTGACGGAGGAAGCTCCGGAAGATCTCTACGACGAAGGCGATATATGGGACCTCTATCCGGTTGACAGTGTCCTCGGTGATTTAGCGGAGGAGAAGTACAACCAGGGATACGAAGAATGCCAGAACGTCACGATGCCTGATGCAGAGTGGGGAGGAAACGGAAAAGGAAAGCACATGTGCGGATGCTGTGGTGGAATAGCGCCAGCTGATCCGTATTGCCCGACAGAAAGATGGCATAGCAGGAGATGCCCACATTGCGGAGCAGTAATGACGAACGGGACTGATCCCGGTCCATTAAAGGAGGATGACGATGGAAGAAGATCTGAAAGATGCGATTGAGACGATCCGGCAGGCCACCGGCGTTATCGAGACGATCAAGGACACAATAGCCGAGATCGAGTCATACAAGATCAAGGCTGAGCAGGATGTAGGACTTGCAGAAACCGAGAAAGATGCTGCATACGATGATGGCCGCAGGCAGGCCGCCGAGGATATCCTGGCCATCATCAAGAAGAATCTGAAACAGTAACCAAAAATAAGATTGACGAGGAGGAAACAATGGAAGGAGCAGAGAACGGACCGAACCTGGTAGTATTGACACCGGATGATCTGGATGAAACCATTCGGAAAGCTGCCGAGTCGGGGGCAAAGGTTGCAATTAAGAAGTTTGAGGCATTGATGAAGCAAGAGAGAGAACAGGCAAAGGATAAGCGAAAGCATAACACGGAGCTTCTCCTTCGCAACTACCACATGTTCAAACTCGCTGCGGAAAATGCAGTGTTCACTTTGGAGGAACTGGAAGAGGAGGAATCGGCAAACGAGATCCTGTCTGCCATGCTGAACCGGGAAGGACCGTCGGTCACGGTCGAGAGTATCCGAAGGTCAGCGATCAAGACGGTAATCATTCTGAATCATATCGATGCCATGATCCAGATGTACAAGA